CTCAAAAATACAGAAGTGATGGCGCTTCGGTTTCGACGTTCTCTCTGTTGATTTAATTTTGCCATTGGGGCAACCCCATCGAAAGCGATATATAGTAGATCTCGGGGTCGTATTTTTTTAGCATATTCGAGAATTTTTTTTGCTACTTCTTGGATGAGTTTTTTTTCGAATATTGTATTATTTAGCATTTTTTTATTTTTATTGGGAGGAACAGCATCGTTTTCTAATAAAATTTTCCTCATCGAATCATAAATGATAGAATTACTATCCAAATAAAAATGAGTCGATGTAGACGTAACATTTCGACAATCGCCGATTTTTTTCAATATATTTTTATTTTCGCGTATAATATTCGAAAAATATGATGGAATGCCCATGGTTAATACATGAAATAACGAATTATCTATATTTTTTATCTATAAGTTTTAAAAAGTTAATTAAAATACCCCGATATATTACAAATATGGCACCTTTTAGCAATATTAAATCTAAACATCCGAAAAATGTAAAAATTAAGAAAAAAACAGGTAAAAATACAAAAGTTGCCAAAGGTGGGAAAGAAACTAAGGGAGGAAAGGGAGGAAAGGGTAGCAAGGGAGGAAAGAATGAAAAAGCTGGCAAAAATACTAAAAACTCTAAGATGAAAATAGCTCAAGAAAAAGCCATAAAAAGAATTTTATTCTTTCAAAAATTAATTCAAAATACTATTAAAGCTGTGGATTTTTATAAAACTCTCGATATCATCGGAGTCAATGAATTCAATACTTGTATCATTAGTTTAGAAAAATTATTCGAAGATTTGGTCGAATATCATGCACTTTTAACCAGCGATGAGTTTGTAAAAAGTGGTGGCAAGTCAATTGATATGGAAAACATTGAATTACATTTACAACGTGTTAATAATGAACTTACCACTACCTTCAAAAATTATGGAACATACGACTTGAATGAACTTATTACCGTTTTATTTGGAAATGATTATTTATTGGAAAATATAAACGACGATAATAAAGAAATATATGAAATGTTACGACTGTATACGCACCCCATTAATTTAAAAATTATTCCGTGGCAAAAAAAGACTGCGCCGGGTACCAATAGTGCGAGGCGTTCCAATGTTCGTATTGTAAAAAATCGCATAGTCGAAGATTTCATGATTGTCGAAAAATCACAAACCTTTGATTGTTTTGATTTGGCTCGTACCAGTAAAAATTTTCAAACAAAAGTATATGGGATTAAAATAGCCTTGCAAAATAAAGAACAAAAAAAGACGGTAATCGTAAATGCCTTGGTTGACGATTTAGTATTGAAATGTGTAAATCATCCCTTTATACGAAAAAGAAAAGAATCAATGAAAGTGTCGAAACCTTCCGACAATGATTTTTCACTACCTGATTTTGATCGATTTGTAGATATTCTCACACTCAAAGAACTTCTCATCTATAATAATAACGAACTTTATAATCGTTACATTGGGTATTTGAATCAGTCCATACTAATCAAACAGAAGAATATATCACAAGTAGTGAAAGAGTTTTTAAATAGCGAACCCTACGCTCAAAGAACCACTATGATACAAATGCTCATGAAAAAAGATAATCCCGAATATCAATATTTGGCTTATTTGTTGTACGATTTGTTAACCAATGATCAAAATAACAAAGTCGATACAAATGAACAGACCATGCTTTTTGATAGTTTACCGTGGGAAATCAAAAAATATTTCCGCGATGCAATGCTTAATACCAAACGCTATACCAAAAATTTGTCTAATTTCGACAACAGTAAAATTCCTCTGGAACAACAGATTTGTTTGATGAAAGCAAGCGATAAAATCAAGGAAAAAGCCATGGTTAAATTCAAGGAAATAAAAGTAGAAGGGAAAGACTCGGGTTCAAAAGCACGTTCATGGTTAGAAGGCATTTTGAAAATACCTTTTGGTACTTTTAAAAAAGAACCGGTTCTTCAAATTAAAAATCAAATTAAAAAAAATTACGTCGATCTTATCAAAGACATTAATAATCTAGAAGGCAATGAAGAGTTTTTGAAAATTTTGTCTTTGAATAATGGTGATGGTAACAAAGACGACAGTGGTAATGATAATGATGACAGTGGCAATGGGGACAGTGGCAATGATGACAGTGGCGACAGTGGCAATGATGATGGTGACAGTGGTGTCGGTGACAGTGGTGATGGGGACAATGATGACAGTGATAATGCCGAGAGTGATAATGGTGACAGTAATAAAGGTCACGGGGAAAAAAATATAATCGCAATTAAAAATGTTTGTAATAAAATTCATGGTGAAATAAATAAAAATTTACAAATTAAAAATAAAAAATTACTTATTGAAAATTTTACGGCTCGTCCTAGACCGCAACTCATAAATAATATCAATTATATCAATGATTATATAAAATCCAATAAAAAAAAGAAGAGTGTCGATGGAAAACCTATGGTAAAAATATGCCATTCTGGAAAGAAAATGGCTGTATTAAAAACCATTATAAAAAATTATATTGAAAAATATTACCAAGATAAAGATTTTGTTTCATATCTCAATCAAAAATATAAAAATGTTCAAAAACAAATCTCCACGCATAACTTAATCTGTGACAAAATTGAAGAAATTCATGGAAATTCAAGGGAGATTGATAAGTACGTGAAAAATGTCAAAAAAACACTCAACAAAGCCATACATGGACACGAGGAACCTAAGCGACAAATCGAACGTATTATTGGACAATGGATTAATGGCGAACAAACCGGTTATTGCTTCGGATTTGAAGGTCCTCCTGGTGTAGGTAAGACATCGGTGGCCAAACAAGGATTGGCCCAATGTCTCAAAGATGAGAATGGCGAGTCAAGACCTTTTTCTTTCATTGCCTTGGGCGGCTCGACCAATGGAAGTACTCTCGTGGGACATAATTATACCTATGTGGGAAGTACATGGGGGAGAATTGTTGATATACTCATGGATAGTAAATGTATGAATCCTATTATATACATTGACGAACTTGATAAGGTTTCTCGTACAGAACACGGGAGAGAAATAATCGGGATTTTGACGCATTTAATCGATGGTACCCAAAATGAAGCCTTTCAAGATAAATATTTTGCGGGTGTCGATTTGGATTTGAGTAAAGTACTCTTCATCTTTTCTTATAATAATGTTGCGGCAATTGATCGTATTTTATTGGACCGTATTCATCGTGTCAAATTCAAACATTTGTCCCTTGAAGATAAACAAGTCATCGTGAAGAATTATTTGCTCCCCGAAATCTTCCAAAAAACGGGCATGGCTGATTCGGTCGTAATCCCCGAGGACGTGGTCAAATTTATCATCGAAACTTATACTAACGAAGCGGGTGTGAGAAAACTGAAAGAAATTCTGTTTGAAATTATAAGCGAAATCAATCTCGAATTCTTGCAATCCAAAGGCATCGTTGAAATACCGAAAATTCTGAATAAAGAAGAAATCAAAGTCAAATATCTCAAAGAACGACACGATATCAGGTACAAAAAAATACATGATACGCCGAAGGCAGGGTTGATTAGCGGTCTATGGGCGAATTCAATGGGTATGGGCGGTATGCTTCCCATTGAAGCCTTCTTCTTCCCCCACGGAAGCTTCTTAGAATTGAAATTGACGGGTATGCAAGGCGATGTGATGAAAGAAAGTATGAACGTAGCCAAAACACTTGCCTGGGAACTCACCGATAAAAAAACTCAAGTTGCTCTCATCAAAAACCGAAACAATAAAAATCTGAAAATGAGTAACGGTATACACATACATGTGCCCGAAGGCGCCACGCCCAAAGACGGTCCGTCAGGCGGCACTGCCATCACGTCGGCGATTTACAGTCTCCTTAACAATAAAAAAATAAGAAATGACATAGCCATTACCGGTGAAATTAATTTACAAGGAAACGTGACCGCCATTGGAGGTCTCGATTTGAAAATACTAGGGGGCATTCGCGCGGGTGTAAAAGAATTTTTATTCCCTAAGGAAAATCTCAAGGCGTTTGATAAGTTTATGGAAAAATATAAAGACAATCCTGTAATCGAAGGTATCAAATTTAATCCAGTGGGTACCATTCAGGAAGTATTCGATATAATCTTCGTGAAATAAGTCAAACAATAAGTAATAATATAACATAAATTATTATATAGTTTAATAATTTATGTCTGAAGCGAAGGGAAACAATGATTTGACTTTGGAAACCATTCAAAAACATATGGTCAAGGGTAATTTATCCTGTGAATCGAAGATTGTTATTATTCGGGTTTATTACCTCCCATATATCCTCGACAGCCTGAGGAATATATTCATAAAAGAACAAATTAGAATATATATTTCTGAAAAAAAGGCGAAAGGTGTCAAAGAACCCAAATATCGAAAACCCTTCACCTTATCCGAGTTAAAAATCCTGAAATTTGGCATTCTTAAAGACTTTCAAAAGTTTGTTTTCCCTCCTCTAAATGACCAGGACCTTATATACCTCATGGAAAATTATACCTTTGAACGCGACACCAAACAGATTTTCTATGTATTAAAGGAAATGATCTCGTCCTTTTATTCTTTAGATGACGCGACTAAACAAAAATTACTTGACATGCCTCACCATCTCTTCATTATCACACTTTGCGAACATTATTGTATTAAATTCTCGCTGTTTCCCTTCTTGTCGATTGACTCTTTGGAAGATCGTGAAGTTTGCGGAAATATCGACCCTAATCTTTACAGTATAACCGTTGGTAGTTGGGCGGTTAATCGTAATATGCGCGGCATTCTAATTTATAAGATGAGGTTTAGTGAGTGTGGTTGCCAAGGTTCGGACCAGATTTTACCGAAACAAGACAACGCCGATTTCAGCACTTCTTTAGAAAAAGCCAAGATTATCGCGTGGAAATATACACCCCTCGATAAGAAAAAACACTGGGTCAATATTTTACAACGTAAAAAAAGTCTTACAGGTGACAAGAAAAAGATTAATACTTTGCCTAGTATTACCTTGGAATATATCGCTTTTAATTCTCTCATGAAAAATACTTTGACACAGGGAATGCTGACGGGTAAATCTGGGGGTTTTGCACAATGTATTGGCATTTTTTCCCTTTTTAATAGTTTGAGATTGACACCTGATATAATATTTATGGGAGTTTTAAAAGATAATGGATTGATAGGAAGAGTAGAGATGTTTGAAATTAAAATTTTAGCGTGTCTGAGAGCAGGAATAAATATATTTTACATTTCGAAGGATAATCGTGCTGAGATGATAGCATTTATTGAGAGAAACAAAACGAATTTTTATTATACCTCGAAGATTTGTAATTTGAAATATAAATGTTTTGAGCATATTAAAGAGGTATTGAAAGAAATCAAGGCGAATAGATAAAAAAAATAAATTACTATATATAATAATGGAAAAAGACCAAACGGCGATTTTAAAGACTATGAATTTTTTCCCATTGATAATATCTTCCTTTTTTATATTCGAATCTGTTGCCAATACATCCATTAAAAGTGCTCTAGTGGTATTTGGTACTCTTTTAGTGACGTTTTTCGGGAAATTAATAAATAGTATTGCCTCTCAGAGTGGTGATGCTGCTGCTGATGCTGCTGCTGATGGTGATGATGCTGCTGATACAGTTCAGGAAGTTTGCAAAGATATTTTTGGTATGGGCTTTAAGCCAAAAAATATCCCTGAAATCAATACACTTATTTTTTCTTTTATTGCCTTTTATGTGAATGGTGGTATATTTGACGGCAAACCCGATACAAGTAATAAACAAGTTATGATATTGTTATTTCTACACTTTCTAATATTATACAATGGTATCATGAAGCAGACGTGTGGCTTCAAACTACCGCAAATCATAGGAAGTTATATATTTGGCATAGTCTTTGCGTTTATATTTTATTATATAATTAAAGCCATTGGTGTTAGCGGAGACCTTCATTATAATAATAAGATTGGTGGGACAAGCGGAACACAAAAGTGTGGACTAAGTAAAAAAAAGACATTTAAATGTCAGAAAAAAAGAGTAAACCCGTAAAAATAATATATCATTATTCTTTTTTCTCTTGTGAATCCTTATTTTCTTCTGGTTTAGAAAAATTGTATTTGAATAATTTTTCTATATTCTGCATCGGTATTATACAGCTTTTCAAGTCCATCGGACGATTTGATATTTCTATACGTGGTTTCTTTTCATTCAATATACCATTCATCGAGTATATACTTTCTATACTGTGTTTCCCACTATTTTTTTGATTGCGATTCGGTGAAATGGTTTGTAATCCATTGACTACGTCGGGTTTATGTACCTCAAGGTCGCCGAATTTATCGTTGAATCGGTCTATCATGAAAACCGGTATTACTGGCGATTGTTCCAACATTCGGTCGAATTCTATACGCTTTAACGTTATATATTCCGTGGCCGAAGTCCTTGAATATGATGGGAGACTCAACTCTGAACTAATGTCCCTGAAGAAAGAAAGAAATCGTAGTGTTGCTATATGGTGCCGTTCGGTTTCTTCTTTGTATGTAAATATTTCCTGAAAAGTGGTTAATATACCCGCGATAATACTCATTATGCCTATAAAGGTTTTGAGTGTGGAAAGGTCTATTTCGTCGGTCAAAAGAAATGCACTTGAGCCTGCCGCGTATGAAAAAAGAGCAGACGGTATAGAAATGTATTTGTTTCTATTGCGAAAGTGACTGGCGCTTTGGTTGTGTAGCCACGCATAACCCGAGGCTTTTTCGCCCCACGCAATTAATAATTCTTCCTGATGTTCGTTCCATGATGTTGTCTTTTCAATGATTTTAGTATTTCTTATTTTATTGTTTTCCATTATTTCTATTTTAGAGTTATTTTTATATTTTTATCGTCTTTGTTTTGTTCTTTACTCTTATCTTTTTCTTTTTCTTTACTCTTATTTTTAAATTCTTCGAATGATTCTGTACGAATTTTCACCATTATACGTGGTTTTTCTTCTCTTATTTTCTCATTTGTAACAACAACTTTTTTTTTGTTTTCGGGCTCCTTGTTTTTTTTGTTTTCTGGGTCCTCGATTTTTATTCTTATTGGATTGTTTTCTACCACTTCTGTCTTTTTAATTCTCTTTTTTGGTTGACGATGCGAGTAACCACTGACACGCTCTTCCAATATAATTTTCCAGATTTCTTTGAATTTTGGAAGCGCCGCCTGCATCCATAAACGATTCCTCTCCACTAATACACAAGACTCCGTCTCGAGTTTCCAATATATATCCTTTAACCATGTACGGTCTTCGTTATCGTCCATGATTTTATCATTCCATCTTTCGTATTCCCGACTCTTATCAAATGTTAAAGGACAATATATATAGTCCACGCCGCCACCCTTTCTCTTTTCAAACATCTTTATTACGCCTTTTCTCTTGCCATCCTTGGTTTCCCACCATTTCCCGCCTTCTAATTGGTCTTCGATGAATTCATTGCGACTTTCATACTCCGTGAATTTCGTCTCCCAGAAATCGCACTCCTCCAATTTACAACAATACATTTGTAACTGCATTTGCACCCAGTAATCCTTTTTGGGTGTCCCACTTATAATACGCGATTTGGGATTTTTGATTTCTAACATACGTCCATAGCGTGGATTTCCCTTTTTAATATTAATGCCGTCGGGTGATGCACCGAGGAAATCTACCGTGGTATCCTTTATACAGCCAAATTCGCCAATGACAGTATCATATTTTTTCTCGTAGAGCATGGTAGAAAGCGGTTCATAACGATGTCCCCACTCGAAAGCACTGTCTAAATTCACACGCGAATATTTTTCTTTGTCAATGGGCATACATTTGCCGAGTATTAGGTTGTTTCTCTGTGACTGTGAATCGAGTGCTTTCCAAATGGACGACGCGGTCAGAAGATTGTGACGGAATTCGTACCAATCATCAGTGCGCTGATCGGGTTGTTCGACGTTTTCTAGATAATTTATTATTTTGTCCAACTCGGCTTCTCTCTCGGGACTAATCTCTTTTACAATGATAGAGCCAGGATGCGAACGTCGTGGTATTTCCATGAATTTCAAATAGAGTACCAATTGTTTCATAATTAATTCTTCGAGTTCGTCTTCTTCCATTATATCGTACCATTCCTTGTCTTTCATATTGTCTCGAATGAAATAACCTAGTTTTTTGACGAAGGTGGAATCATGTTTATATTCGCGGAATTCCAATATATTCTTTTGTACATATTCGTCGATTTGTTGTGTTAACCATTGGGCGAGATTATTGTATTCGGCTTCTCCTGGACCCTCGAGTTCACAAATGTCGGTTGAATTGTCAATTGATTCGGGCTCTCCAATAAAATCGTCTAAGTCGTATTCTTCTTCGCATAATTCATAGTCGAATTTATAAGTAATGTCAATTAATTTGTTTTTACCTTGAAGCAATTCTTCTCTGATTCCTTGTTTAATCTGTGAAACTTGATTGACCCCCAGTTTTAGTTTTTTGTCCTGATGTAAGCGATAAACAATCTGACGATATTTAAAAGGCTTGAGAAGAATTTTTTGCATAAAGGTTGATATATTAATATGTTAATATGTTGTTATCGTTTTAAATAATTTGCCCTTTATATATTATGACGCCGCCTTTTAAAAAAGGCAGGCATGCCAAAGATTTTTAAATTCGATTTCTGACTCTTTTATAATCTTAGGTCTTTGACCTAAGATTCAAAACCGTCGGGCAAAATCACTATTTTCTCTTTCATAATGCCTCGGCATTATGAAAGTAAAACCGTGGGTTGGCGAAGCAACCTAACCTTCGGTTCGGGGCAAAAACAGTTAAATTGTTTTGCCGCCTTTTAAAAAGGCAGTTAGCAAAGCAACTTATTCTTCGAATCAAGGCATGCCAAAAATTTAAATAGTTTTGAATGAACTTTTACAAAAGTTCAAGGATAATGTTCTCGCGCGTTTTTACTTCTTCCAATATCGGCATAAATTCTTCGACGACATATATCTTAAGAGGTATTTCTGATATGGGTCTTTCGCTCTTGCTCGTGAATTGTTCGCGTTTGAGAAGTTGGGCGAGACCTTTGATTCTACCGGCGGGTCCACAGTATTTTCGGGCTCGGCGTCTACCTTCTACACGTTTTATACGCCACTCTGCCTGTAACGCCTCTCTCTGGTCTTTGAATCCTTCTATTATACAATAAGGTTCCCATGGTCCTCGACGAGCAGTACATTTGGCTCCCCCTTTAATCTCCTTATTATGTTGACGTATTCTTCTCTTGAAATTATTCGTACAACCATTGTATGTATAATTTCCACAGCGCAATATGTAGCATATGTATTTGTCTTCAATCTTTTTGTCAGTCATATTATATATTGTATTGAAACAATTTGTAAGTGATTTTTTAATTACAATTTTTTTTTCTGAGTCGAATTTCAAATCATTGCATTGGCTGTAATTATATTAGGTGATGTAATAAACATTTACAAAGACAGTAAGTAATTAAACCCGACTTTAGTTCAACATTATGGCTTCGAGAAATACTAAGATGACGGATTTTTTCGGTAAGGAACAGGAGACAAAGGTCAATGAAGTAACGATTAAACAGGAAGACGTGACGATGTCTGATGCGATTATCGAGGCGGTAGAGAATAGATGGAACAATGACGGCGATGTTATGATGGCTAGTGCCTTTAGTGTTGGAAGACAATACCCTTTCGATGTTGCGGAAAATTCGGGTGACTTTGGCGACTTTTCTCGACGTAAGAGAGAAAAAATGAGACAAGCCGTGGAAGAGAGGAGAGGTAAGAAAAGAAAGCGCAGTAATGAGGACTCTGAGGAAAGGGACTCTGGGGAAAAGGCAATTTCGATGGTGGAAAACGGTCTTTCAATCCTCCGAAGTGAACTTGAGAAGTCAAAGGATTGGGAGAACAAATACTTGGAACTTCAGGCAAGTATTCGCGCGTATGAAAAGAAGCAATTAGGTTTGCTCTTTGAGCAGACATGGTCGCAGTATGAGAACGAGCTTTAAGGGCGATGGGTTTTATGGTATATAATGGTAGGTAAGTAGTAAAATAAAGTTAGTAGTAAAGTATTTTTTAATACTAACTTTAATTGATTTAATTCATTTAATTCATTTAAACTAATTACCCATTGAAATATTATCATTTTAATTATTCTATAGTCTTCGTGTCAATACAGATGCAACTTCCACTGATAGTTAGTTCCGATTTATCAGAACATTCGAAATCAACCAAAACCAGATTGTCTAAAGTTAGTTCTTTTATGACTGTTTCATTATTTGTGAATTCCATGATATTTTTAAAACTACCTTGCTCCAATACTTTTACTAGACCGCCTAAACTTTTAACATTGTATATTGTTCCATTGACTATAATATCTCCTTCAATCGTAAGTTTTCCACACACTACGTAATTATTCATAATTATGTATATTGACCAATATATTTTATAATGAATTGTCCTTTAATTCTTTTTTCAAATCTTTTTTCAACCCTTTTTTCAATCCCTTTTTCAACCCTTTTTTCAATCCCTTAATAGATGAGACCTTCTTCTTTTCTTTGCCATCTTTTTTTACTTTTCCTTTCATTTTTCTCTTTGTAATATTTCTTTTTTCTTTGAGTCTCCGCACTGGTGTCAAATTCTTCATAGTAGCATTCTTTTTGTCTGCGCTTTTAATGACAAAAACATTGCGTTTTTCCTTATATTCTAAGCCCGGTATATCGATGATGACTTCATTTTCCACGTCATATTCGACTTCTTTATTTTTGGACAATTTTTTCCTTTGTAAAGCCGTTTTCAAATATTTGGTAAGAACCTCTTCTATCTCTTTAATAGTTGAAATCTTGTCCCCCTTTTTTGACAATTCCGTATAATTTTTGTTTACCCACACACTTGCAAAATCAACCAATTTCTTTATTTTGATAGATTTGTCGAGTTTGGACCACAATAACTTTGTTTTCAGTTTGCTTTCATGTTTCAAATATTTTTCAATGTCTATTTCGCTAGGCTTTGTTTTTACCGCGGAATTTTGATGATTCAACAACATACTTTTGTACTGAATATTTTTTAATTCGACACATTCTTGATTTTTCTTTTTGTTTTTTTTGTCGTTTTCATTGTCTTTGTTTCCTTTGATTCCTTTGATTCCTTTGTCCCCTTTGATTCCTTTGACTTCATTACTTTCTTTGGAATTATCGAGAATTTTACTTACCATGCTGTTAATATAATATCACGCATTGAGTTTATATTCTTTATCTTTATAATATATAGAAATGGGTAATACTCGACAAAAAGGCATAAAAGGCATAAAAACAATAGTTCTAAAAAAAGAGGAAAAAATTGAAAGAAAGAATCACGCTTTATTTGAAGACGAATGGTATACGACCAAAAAACAAAAGGGTGTTATTATGAAGTTATTTAGTCAACCCGAGCCCGAGAAATGTGGGGACAACACGTTTAATATTTTTTC